AAAGATCTTTACACAAGACCGTATTCCTGGATAATATCCAGGGTATACATTATCTTGTGAACTATCTTTGCGACAGCCATTGATCGAGTGACCCAAGTACGGGCAGAGAATACTCTGTCTATATCTGGGACCGTCATTGCACGAAATAACAAGGGCCATTGGCCCTGTTCTAATGTGTCAATACGCCTCGCCTTTGCTTTGAGTTCCATGTAGGATCTTTCGATCCAACCTTGGATTCCCAATAAAGGTAAGGAATCAATCAACCTCTCCACGTTATTGTTTTCGGTAACAAACCCTGGTGTGGTTAATTCACATATTGCCCTTACGGGTAGATCTGAATAACCTCCACCACTGGACTCTGAGAACATTTCAACAGCTACATTTGAGATCATGGCAGTGCCAACGTCTCTTATTACGCTTGTTGAAATCCTTGGACGATTTAGACAGTCCAACAGGATATTAATCGCTGTTGTTCCGGTCGTGTAATCGTCAAAGGCCCTGAAAAGGGAAACCAGTTGTAAGGATTTGACAATAAACTTCGACGCAAAGCGTCTAGATTTATATCTTATCCTGTACCAGCACCCCACTACCGACGGGATCTCCTGGGAAACCAAGAACCCTTTCTTCCTCTCGGCGTATAGAAATTGAGTCAAGGTGAAATACCTTTTACTCATTTCTATAAAACCTGAAGTTGGAAAAGGAGTTATCTCAGTTCCTTTGAAGAACCATCTCTTAGCAAATTCATAGACATCTTTTGATGAATGTGTTTTCTGCAAAGAGATCGGTATATCAAGGGTTCTACAGAACTCCAGGTAAGCTTGTGCTGCCTTTTCACCAGCAATCACAATATCATCACCTAATATAGCATAAGGGAGTTTCCTAAACGGAACCTGAACCTTTTGAGCTACAAGGTACATGATAAAGTGATGGGCTAATGTAAATGCGGGCCATGAAGAATACATACCCATTGGTTGACCAGTCGTATAACGACGTGGTATACCATCAGGACAAGTAAATTCATATCCCGACATTATATCTGCCCACGCTGATGCTTTTGTTTTACCTATCAGTTTAGACATTATCCTTTCGATTAAAACCAAAGGGACTCTGTCTGAAGCTGCATGTAAATCAAAGGAAAAGTATTTCTCACCCTTTGGCAATTTTCCAATAAAGGAACTTTGATCAAAGGTACAGTCCTGAGGTATTTTCTTCAGTATTCTGTAAAGTTCTTTAGAAAAGGGCTTTAGTGCTGTCTGACTATAATAGTCAGCCATTGCTACTGTCCTGTTCTTAAGTTCTGAATCAGGTATTGAGACAATACTCCTAAAAGAGTCTTTCCCCTTGCGGGGGAAGACATCAGATAGGAAATCAGGATTTGCATTGAGGAAACTTCTCAAAAGGAGCATCCGATCACGTAATTTGGTTCCAGCAAGGACACCAATAGAATGTACTAAACTGTCAGGTAGTAATACCAGATCAGCATGGCACATCTTAATTGAGTGTCCATTTGGACCAGATTTTGTGGAAAAGTGAAATTCTTCAAAATCAGTCCTTACTTTCCCAAATCGTATCTCTCTACGGAAGAAATTCTGTATTGATCTATCGATATTAGGAGGTAGGGTACCTTTCCACTCATGACAAATGTCATCGTAGACAGGTAATGATTTCTTTGACTTCACTGCTCTAGTAATGGCGAGGAGAGTCAAAATCTCTCTGAGATTCTGCCTCTTCCTCAACATGGGGATCATATCCCCTAACTCAACTGGGATACCATCCTTGGTTGACCTAATACCCTTATGGATAATAGGTTCACCGGATAGGTACCTAGTAACAGATAGGCGGATAGACTTATTCCGTGAAACGGCATAAGCTTCTCCATGGTGATGACTCCAAGAGAGCAATCTCTTGAGATAATCATCGACAATACTAGTACCCCACACTCGGTTAAAACCGAGCGCGTCGCGATACCAAGTTTTAACGAACTTGGAAACGTGCCCAATAATTTCATGTAGATTAGTTTTATGAGCAATCTTACTAACCTTTTGGTTCTTAATTTTGTTCATGCTTTTCTATATTTATTATAGGGATACTATCCAATAACGTTTGAAGGACAGACTTTATTCATAGTGATTTAACCATTGATCCACGGAATTAATTAGGATAGGAGTAACACCTTTACGAATGCTTGCTAGTCATGCGTTCAGGAGGTTATCCGAAGATTACTCGACCACTACCATCGCTAGCTTATTATTTAGCCGTATCCGCGAGGATACTCTATTTAATGCTAGGTATAAGTAGTGGTAGGTGAGTAAAACTTCTACCTAAATAATATCCAATGGATCTTTGATTCATCTTACTATGTAGAGAATGTCTGACCACCAACTGGTCCCATGACGGATAGAGAGATCATGGTTAGAGTCGTCTTTTCGGCTCCCCACCCTAGCAAGGTGGTTAACCTAAGGAGAGACATAAGAGCTTGCTCTTATGGCTTCAGGAGGGTTTCCAAG